CCATCGTGGAGCAGAACCATAACCACCTCCACCGCCTCCTGCAGTAGATGTTATTGTTGAAAAACTTGAATTGTTTCCTGAATTTCCTTGACTACAAGCACCACTTGGAGAACCCGTACCAGGTCTAGCTGCTCCTCCTCCTCCAACTACTATTGGAAAAGAGGTTGCTGAAACTGGTAAAGCTGATCCTGCAAAAGGTGCGCTAGTAGGCGGGGCAGTAAAAGTTGATGCGGAAAATCTTAAACCTCCTGCACCTCCTCCTCCAGAGTGTTGAGATGCACCACCACCTCCTCCTGCAGCTACTAAATAATCTACATTATTATTTGAAGGAGTAGTTGCAAGTTGACTGACTGTAAAAGTCCCAGGTCCTGTAAATGTATGAACTTTAAAATTACCACAAGTGGTTTCTGTTCCACCACTTGCTATTACAAAATTTTCACCAATAAAACCTGTTCCTTCTTCAACTGATAACCAACCTTTTGTTGCGTCAGCATACACTAAAGTCAAACTTTCATTGTTAGTATTTCTTACACTGTCTCCAGCATTACCATTTAAATTAGAACCACCTCTACCAATAGTTAAATTAGCTGTTGCAAAATTACTTGCATAATCTTTGATAGCTACAATGTCACCAACAGAGGGTGAGCTCGGTAAATTAACTGTAAATGCTCCAACACTTGCTGTGTCACAAAAATATCCTTCTCCTGATGCAGCAGTAAAAGTCGCTGTTTTAATTGATGTCTGCCAATCAACAGTTCCAGTTCTTCCAAATCCTGTTTGTGATGCGCCTGATGCTAAAGCGACAGTTTTTCCGCATCCACCTAATGTTAGTGTAGATCCTGATTCTGTTGTTACTGTATTTACTTTAATTGTACTTGTCATAATTATTGAAATTTATACCTTATTATTACAATTCCGCTACCACCATTTCCTGCAGCTGCTGGATCTCCTGATGCGCCTCCACCACCACCAGTATTACATCCTCCTGCAACTCCGACTGCACCACCGCCTGATGGTCCTGGAGCTCCCGCTCCACCTCCACCAGTTCCTCCTGGTCCAGGTCCTCCTGATGTATTATAAACTCCACCGCCACCACCAGCATAAACTGTTGGTGTGGCATTAATTGAAGTTGTTGCTCCGTCTCCACCTTTACCAGCTGCTGGTGAGGGTAAAGGAAAAGCATTTTGTCCTGCTTCAGTTGCCCCACCTCCGCCTCCGCTTCTTGTTGCAGAACAAGGGGGTCCTGATGGATTACCCGCACCGACCGGGTTACTTCCATTACCTCCAGGAAAACCTTGAGATGGACTTACAGGTGGCGTGTTACCCACTCCTCCTGCAGTTGGTGATTTAATTAAAGAATTATATACAGCAGCTCCACCTGAACCTCCTGGGCCTTGAAAGCAAGCGTAAGGGCTATTTCCACCACCACCTCCACCACCTGTGGATGTTACGGTTGAAAAAATTGAAGGAACACCTCTGTGTCCACATCTAGCTACTCCTGGTGTTCCTGCTCCACCAGCTCCACCACCACCAACTGTTATTGGAAAAGCTGCAGCACCTGTAATTGATATTGATGTCCCTCCTGGATTACCATCTAAAGGACTAGCAGTATAAGGTGTTACTGGACTTTTAAATTCTCTAAATCCTCCTGCTCCACCACCGCCACCCATACCTGTTCCACCACCGCCACCACCAGCTACTACTAAATAAGAAACCACACCATTTGTAGGGCTACCTCCTACTGAAACACAAAATGTGCCTGGTCCTGTAAATGTGTGAATTTTATCATTACCTGATGTTGTTATTGTTCCTCCTGTAGCTGATATAAAACTAGATCCACCTGCTGTAAATTCGTTTTCGTGTACTGTTTTCCAACCAACTGTTGCATCAACATAAACAAAAGTTAAACCTTGACCTTCTGTATTTATTACTAGACTATCACTTGCAGTTCCACCATTAATTTTTTCTCCACTTGCAGGTGTGATTGTAAAATTATTATCATCAAATGTTTTATTATAATCTTGTATTGAAACAATAGCGCCTGCTGAACCAGAGGGCATAGTCATTGTTATAGTGCCTGATGCTGTATCAACAAAATACCCTTCGCCATTTGCTGCAGTAAAATCTCCTGTTTTAGGAGTTGTCTGCCAATTAACAGTTCCGGTTCTACCAAAACCTGTTTGAGTGGCACCACACGCTAAAGTTACAGCCGTTCCTGATCCACCTAAAGTTAAGGTTGAACCACTTTGTTTATCAATTTCGTTTACTTCTATTTTAGACAATGACTAATACTCCTGTTACTGTAATTGTACCAGGCACAGTTATTGGTCCTGCAAGAACCCCGTTCTCAACAGTCTGTGTACCGTCAATCGTACCTGCTTGATTTTTTATGAATTCATCAGGAGCAAATTGCCCTCCGATGTATTGGATTCCATTTACTACTGCCGTCATAATTCCTCCTACGAACTAATATCGTCGATAAATGATGTAACAATATCTAAAGATGAAGCAGTGTTGCTTTGTGCTTTAAGTACGTCACCATTTTTCAACACGATTTTTGCACCACCTTGAATAAGTTCAATTGCAGAGTTTGGTGGAACACTAACTTCTTTTGCAAGAAAGTGATCATTTCCGCCGTTTACAATCTGACAACTAGCCAAGACAGTAGAAGCGCTAGTGTTACAGATTCTGATACCAATAACTGCATCAAAATCTCCACCAGTTATTAAAGTGACTGGTGATGTTCCAACGTTTCTTTGTAAATCGTTTCTAAAATTTTGTGCCATAATTTATTCCTTTATAACGCCACCGCCATTGCTAATGCAAAACCAGCTGACGCTGCTCCTACCGGATCTCCTGATGCGTCCAAGAAAACCGATTTACTTGCAGGCATTGTGCAAAATACATCTTTTGTACCTGCACTAAAATCAACAACATTGTCAGAGTTAGAACTACTAAAAATTGTGGCTCCTGATCCCCTTGTTAAGTTTGCACTTGTAGCATCTAGTGTTCCAAGTCCAACCTCAAACTCACTCGTACCTTGATTAAAGATACAATAGTAAGTCGTGTTATTGTTTCCTATACCTTGTGCAAAAGTTTCAAAACCAGTTACCGCTGCTCCAAGTGCGAATGCACCTGTTCCAGTGGTTGTGCTTGTTACTTTT